GCCCATCCTACAGATTTCAAATGAGCTGAGTTAAATTCAAGACCAATTTCCGCTGCCAATTCTCCAGCTTGTTTGGAAGGTTTAATAATATTTGAATACGCTGCCTTTAATCCTGTTATAGCTTTACTCGTTTGGATACCATTTTTAGTAAGAGTCGCAATAGATGCGAATAGATCACCAGTACTGACATTCAAACTTGAAGTCAGTGGGATAACATCACCAAGACCCTGTGCCATCTCTCCAAATGTCGTTTTACCTACATTTTGAGCTTGAAGCATCTGATCTGAAACTGCTTGCATGGCTTCCTTGCCTTTCAAACCGTAACTATTCATTACAGTAGTCAGTCCATCAACTGCAACCGACGTTTCAGTGAAACCACCGATAGCTGCCATAGCTGACACCTTAACATAATCTACCGCATTTGCAGTATCCTCTGTTGCTGAAATAGTTTGATATACAGCCTCATTGAGTTCATCTGTGGACGTTCCAACATCATCTGACAACTCTAAAACAGACTTTTTCATATTGACAATAGACACTACTGAATTATCAGCTATAGTTGATATCTTCTTAGCGCCTTCCTCAAACTTTCCACCTAGGTTATACATGGCCACTCCAGCACCGACTATCGGCATTGTAACTTTTGTGGTCATGCTTTGCCCGATTTCAGACATCTTTGCTCCAACTGCTTTGAATTGATTTCCTACTTGCGACAACCTATTTCCAATGATATTCCATCGTGATTCTTGTTGAGTTATCTGTGCATTTACTTGTTCCAAGTCCCTTTGCATATAGTTTAGACTAGCTCGTGCATTATTTAATCTCACTGCCATATTTTGAGTAGCTCTAGAATTCTCGCCACTAGCCTGAGCAGTTCGTCTATACGCTTCCTCTAACTCTCTGACCTTTTGCTCCTGGATCTGCACCTTGCTAGTATATTGCTGTGACTTTAGCTTAAGCCTATCTAATTCAGTAGCATTAGCGCCCAACTCACTACGTGCTAGCTTAAATTGAGAATGCATCAGTTTCATTTGTCGATTAAGACCTTCCACACCTCTTTGAAAATCCGATGCATCCATACCGACCGATACGCTAAGAGCTCCAATTTCCTCTGCCATTAGTATTCACCTCCTAAAAAAGCACCCCTTTTGAGGGTGCTATAGTACATCATCTATATAACCAAATTCTTCTGTTGTTTCCTTCTGGACTCGTTTCTTCATTAAATCCAAATAATAAATTATATCCATATCGTCAATTTCGTTTAGATGATAGCCGTTGTCTAGGAGCGTAATATATAATTGGTCTACAAACTCACGGAGAGTCATTCTCTCCGCATCTAGTTTTTTTCATCACCCTCACCATCATCTTTAGTAACATCTTGAACTCCACTTATAATTCCATCCAACGTTCCCATAATAGTTGGAATCAATTCATGAGATTCTACTCCATCATAGAACTCATCTCTAGTGAACTTTTTGTCATAAGCCTCAACAACAAAATCAACAAGCGTATCTAATTCAGATGACTTCAATCTATTGAAATCAACTCCCTCACTTATTTCTAGAGTTTTTCTAAGTAAGCGACCACTAACAAAACCCGTCTCAAAGGTTTTATTCTCTGCTTTTTCGCCTTTTTGAAATCGTAAATTTATTTTCATAACATCCTCCTATCTAACTATCCAATAACCGTCATATCACCAGGTACTTTATCAAACCAATCAGCGTAGTCATTATCTACAGTCTGATCAGCCGTATGTTTCCAATCTCCATTGTGAACTAATGGCAAGAATGTAAGTTTCATCTTTGGTGTTTTCTTGTCTCCAGAACCCTTTTTAGTAGCATAATCCTCTGAAATAGGTTTCGCCTTTCCTTTCAGTAACCAAAGTTTCTGGAATGTACCATCTCTTTTCTCTGCTTCAAAAGACAACGCTATAAATGGTGGCTTGTCACTTTTGTTTTCAATAAGCACACCATCTTTGATAGTGTTTCCTAAAATTTCAGCCCTTACAGCAAGTGGTAAATCCACCACTTCAATCTCAACTTCAATCTTTCCTAAACTTGAAAACGTATCCCACAACTGATCATCAGCATAAACCTCATCATCAGAAACCGATGGATTAATAGATGCAGCTATAGTTCCAGGAATCTCTTTTACTTTGTCATATTTCAAACTCGCTTTTGTATCTTCAGTAAGCACCGCATAATGTAAATTCTTTAAACCTATTAACATTTGCATTCCTCCTCATAATAATATCTAATAGCCTTGTGATAAAAACCCGACTTAGGATCATAGAGACCACGAGCATCAGTTTTTATAAATCCAGCTACTTTCATTTTTTCTTTCACTTTATGTTCTAAATTTGTATAATCACCATTTGACCAAATATCTACTTGAATACTATGGCCATTTGAATGACTTTCATCATCTGAATAATCCTTTGGGACTTCCAGATAATCTACAAAAGTAATATAGGTGTCAGCCTCTCCACTATAAAAAGCATAAGAAACTGGAACACCTAAACCACTCAGACTATTCATCACTTTAGATTTTATACTCATAGTCCCAAACCCTTTCTCACTTCTCGAATCAGGATAGCTCTTGCCTCTCCCTTTTTCAGTTGGAAACATCTATCCATAAATGGATTAGCTGGCATATCCTTAGTTCCATACTCTATATACCAGCCATGAATTGCCTTTCTACTTACATCACCAACCCACACACGCCTTCCGGTGTTTGTCTGTCTAGCTTTACTAACCTTCATACTCTTGTGCAAATCGCCCTGGTCATATATATTTAGAGTTTCCTTTTTTAGCGCTTCCAATATTGGTTTTGCTGCTTTCTTTACAGCTTTTGCTTCTATTTTGTCACCAACATCTCCAAGCTCCATGAGTTTTCTTTCCAGCTCTTCTCCCATCCAATTTAGTTCAATATCTGCCATATCAAACCTCCAAAGCCATTATTTCAAGAAATCTGTTTTCAAAATTTATATTGTCTATGGACTCAATGTCGTATTGTTTACCACGAAACTCTAATCTATTTGATTGATCAATATCTTTTCTATACCTTATCTTGATTTTGATCATGTTTTCTTTTTGGACGGCTGCTGCTGAAAAATATTCCCTGCTTGAAAGTCCCTTTACACTAGCCCATACAGTAGTAATTACAGACCAATCTTTGACTGCAAATCCATTTTCATTGACCTTGCCTGCTGGATTTTCAAGAATCTTTACCCTATGCCTCATTTTCCTGCATTCATCAAACCACCTCACTTTCATATCTTAGTTGTGTAACAATAGCCTTGAACCCATAGGGGATTTCTCTATCCTTACCAACTATTTCACGATTTTCATACCAATGAGAAACTAGCATTTTGATAGCTAATCTATACAGATTAGAATCACGCTCTACTACATCAGTATTTCTTAGATACTCCTTAGAAGCATCTATAAGGCTTTGAATTGATGCATCTTCCTCATCTCCATCAACTCGTAAATAAAACTTTACCTCTTCTAGCATGAATCATCACCACCTAAAAGAGAGCACTTAGACTCTCTAATTTTTCTATGCTTCATCAACTGGTGAAAATACAACTTTCAACGCTTTGTTATCCCAAATTCTAGTATCCTGTCTCACAATAGCTCTAAGAAGAACAGAATTAGTTTTAAAGCCAGCTTCTGAAGATGTTTTTACTGAAGTTTTCTTTCTATCGTATAACTTAAGCGCTGACTTGAAGCTACCAATGATAAATGGTATTAATTCATCATCTTTAGTTGACTCATCTGTGTCACCTAAGACCTCTTCACGTGTCATATTTGAAAGAGTCTCATCATCATAAACCTCAATAACTCTACCTTTGAATTTGTATGGAAACGCTTCAGTTCCATCACCAGTCAAATATGGTCTACCATTCTTATCTTCTAATCCATCTAAGTGATCCAGTCCCGATTGATTTGTAACAATTTTCGACTTCTTAGCAATAGGTCTTCTAAAACCTTTATTGATAATACTTTTAACTTCTTTGTATGTGATAGGTGTTTCTGTAACGATTCTTTCAAAAAGCCTATCACTTGCTTTCATATCTTTTTTGAGTTTAGAGCATCCAATGATTCCTTGTGAACCATTTGAACCATCTTCATGTAAAATCATTTTGTTGTCTGTTGCATAACGCTTTCTAAGAATCCATGATGCTAGATAATTTACTAGTCCACCAGTTTCATCGTCCAATAAATCTTTAGGAATTGGCATAAGTCCTCCAAGAGTTCTTATCTTCCACTCTATGAGTTCAAACTTTGGTCCATTCATTTGATTAATAGATTCTAGTTCGCTCAATTCTTCAAATCCAACAGTATCTGCATCTACTTCAATAACCCTTGAACCAGAAAGCGTTGATACTGGTTCTATCGAAACTAAACTTCTAAGACTCACATGCTCTTTCTCTAACTCATTTATTCTAGTTCTTACATCCTTTGGGATTATATATCCACCCTCTGAATCTCTATTTGAAGATAGTGTACTATTCTCAATATCTGTAAGTTGCTTTCCAGCTAATGCCTTTGCAAAAGCTTTCACCTCTAACTTGTCTTTCTCTTCACTATTCATAGCAGTCAAATCTTTTATTGGCGTTGGAGCTGGAGCTGGAGCATTTGAAGCGCTACCCTCATTTGCAAGTTTATTCGCTATCTCACCTTTATCTTCAATTTCTAATTCTTGCATGATGTCAGCTTCTTTTCGCAAATTTGTAATTTCATCCGTTAATTTTCGTGCATCATCTAAGTTTCCACTTGCTATAAGTGCTTTTGCTTCTACTTTCTTTGAATCAATCTTGTTGTATATTTCTCTCAATTCTTTACTCATCATATTCCTCCTCGAATTTTGGTATAAAAAAAGACCATCAAATGAGGTCTATTTCTAGCGCTAGTATTCTCTTTTTGTTTTCAATCTTGTTATTTTCTGCATCTCTAAGAGCCTTAATCATTTTCCATCCATCTTTCATTGACTCCTGCAAACTATTCATCACAGTCATACGTCCAAAATTGACTGCCATGACTTTTGGTTCATCATCTTGATAAAGAATCGAATCCGCAAATCCTAGTTTTACAGCTGCCTCCGCATCCATCCATGTTTCAGCAGTCATCAGATTAGATATTTCATCCTTGCTCTTCTTAGTTTTGAGTTCATAAGCATTCATTATAGATTTTTTGATAGTATCAAGCACATTTGCCACAGCTCTAAAATCATCCATATCACCTTGAGCTGAAGTCCAAGGATTATGGATCATCATTATAGCTGCCGGAGACATTTGAATTTCATCCCCTGCCATAGCAATGACACTAGCTGCGGAAATTGCTCTTCCTGTTACTTTGACTGTGACATGTCCTTTGTGTGATTTTAGACAATCATAAATTCCTGCACCAGCAAACACATCTCCACCATTACTATCAATCCATACAGTCAAATCCTTGCCGGAGTATTTCTCTAGTTCATTTCTAAACTTATTCGGAGACGTTGCCGGAATATCAAACCATTGATATATCCAAGCGCTATCATCACTCACAATATCTCCTGTGATTCTGAGTTCTATCTCTTCATCATTCTCTTTGAAATTCCAAAATGACATCAATTACCACCTCTTTTCTTGTACTGTTCTCCAGCCATTTCAGCTGGCATATAATTTCCATTAATCAAAAGCCTGTCACCCCCTTCCAGAGAAGGCAAATCAAGAAAACCTCTCGCTTCATTAGGTGTATAAATAGCATTGTTGACACCCTTTGAAAGAGCTTCTATTTGACTTTTGATATCAGCTCTTAGTATGGCATTTACATTGAACTTAAAAAAATACCCCTCATCAATATCTTTTTGAGTAAGTATTTTATAGGAAAGTTCCTCTTCATAGCCCTTTAAAATATAAAGCAGCGTATCAACATAAAATGCCAAGTTTTGAGCTTCAGCATTTGCATATGAACTCTTTTCAAAATCATTGATTTGAGTTGGCTTGATTCCAAATGCCGATGCAATTTGTAAAGCAGTGTATTTCTTTAATTCAAAGAACTGACTATCAGTCAGCTTGATATCTAGTGGAACTAACTTCATCCCCAACGGTACTGGTATAATCTTTCCAGCATTATCAGAGCCACTAGCAAATTCTTCAATACCTTTTATCAGCTTATCTTTAGCTGATTTATTCAAATCGCCAGTATATTCTAATACCGCTTTACCTGTAAGCCCTGTTTTATAGAGTTTGTTCATAAACTTTTGACTCTCTAGACCACCGTCTATAGTATCCTTTAGCTGTTCTCTAACTGACTTACCAATTATTCCATCAAATGTAGTAGACGTTTTGAAATGCATCACTTCATCAGATGAAAAAAGATACTCTTTCATGGTATTAGCGTCAGTATAGTGATACCAGATTTTATTATTCATTCCAAAATATCCGTTATCATCTATTATGACTCTTACATCATTACTCGGAATGATCCAAAGGTCTTTGAGCTTATGCCTATGAAACCTACACCATACATAAGCGTTTCCATAGTGATTCTTGTTCATCTCAACAGTACTCCAAAATGTAGTTGCAGTCATATATGGATTAGGTCTCATTTTTAGTAGACTATACACTCCGGACTTTGAACTCTTCATGACTCCTTTTTCAGTATTCTGGTACATCTTTAGAGTCAGCTTTCCAACACTTTCAGAAAGCTTTTTCATACAAGCGAAATAAGTCACTTCTGACAATTTATCCTTTGACACGCCTTTGATACCTAACCACTCCAACAACTTTTGACTATAGAGATCAACCGCTTCATCTACAGACTCTTTTTCAGCTGTATCAATAGCTTCATTTCGGAATACATTCTTTATATTTTTCCATAGATTCATATCACACCTCCTTCTCATCCCATCCCATGCGTTTTAGATACTCATCTGTTGCATCGTTTATATCTAAACTGTCATCATTCCAATGCTGCATTGCCAATTGATGACTAAAAACACATGATGCAGCTGGGTCAATTCTTTTAAATGTAGAACGCTTTGAAAGTTTTATTTCACCAAAACTATTGGTATCAGTCTCAGCATTGTCAAAAGACCAGGCTAACAATTGATTTCCATCTTGAATCACTTGTCGTGCTTTTATCACATCTCGTAAATTCACCGTAGGAGTATCAAGCTTAGCACAGCTCTGTCTTATCTCTACCATGTCGAAACCTCTTGCCTCAAGCTCAGCAACCAAAAGCGATGCGGAGTGAGGATCATAACCTATAGTTTTAATATTCAAATCATATTCTTCTTGTAACCTCTCTAGGTGATAAATCATCTCCCAATAATCTACTATAAGTCCAAGATTTGCAGTAGTAGCTGTCAGCCATCCTTTATTTATCCAATCATCGTAAGGAACTCCATCTGTTTTCTTGTGAGTATTCATACTTTCCTCCGGAATAAACGAATGAGAATACAGAGCATACATTTGAT